CTGCTGCTGCTGCTGCTGCTGTTCCTGCTGTTGGTAATAATAAACCTGATCTAATAATATTCCCCGCATATTTCTGTGTGTCGCCTCTATTTTCACCTGTTACTCCAAGCATATCTGTACCTGCTAATACAGCGTCTATTCCAAGTGATGCTGCTGTTCCGGTTAGTGGAACAATAGATACCACTCCAGATAAAATTTCTGCTGCTCCTCCTATTATATCACCCTCGCTAAATCTTTTAATACCCATTGCTAAACCAACTAGTGCTCCTAAAAATGGTATCTTTTTTAAAGCTGAAGCTCCAATTCCTTTGAAACCTTTCAATAAAGCTTTAGGTAGGGTTTCAAAACCCTTATACACACTTTTCATTGCTGCTACAATTTCATCTGCTGGGTTAACTAAATAGTCTTTGAATACTTTTCCTAACGCCATAGCTTTAGAGCCTATTTTAGTCAAAAATGCTAGTAACTCTGATGCTCCATAGCCTAAAAATTTAAAAGTATCTGTTACGAAAGTAAATGGTGCTGCTAGAAGTTGGGCTGCATCTCTTATTTCAGTCAAAAGTTCTTTTTGTGCCTCCATTAAAGAAACATTTTCTTGCTGTCTTCCAAATTCTGTTTCTCCAATCTCTTGATATAACTCTTTTTCCATATTTAGAGCATCTTGTAGCCTTCCTTCTTCTCTTAATTTTTTTATTGACTGTTGTCTATCTTTAACATTTTGCTCAAAAGACTTAGTCATATCAAAATTAAGCTCAGTCATAGCTTTTTGCCTGATCAAAGCATCTGCAAGTTCATCTCTTGTCATTCCCATTGCTTGTGCTTGAGCCTCTTGTGCTATAACACTTCGACTTTGGAACTCTTCTATAGATCCAAAGTTTTTAGCAAGTTCCTGGGCAAGAGTGGCTTGATTACCCATTAAAGCAGCTGCTCTAGCTCTTTCTAAATTAAGCTGTTTACCTGTTAATAGTTCTGCTTCTAATTCTGCTTCAATAGAAGATTCAAAATTTAAAAGAGAATCAGCTGAACTCTGTAGCATAGACATACTTAAACCAAATTTTCTGGCCTGGTAAGCAGCTTGAGCTAATCCTCCTGGAAACTTCGATACTGTAAGTTGTGTTGCAGCACCTGCATCGGCTATGTCCTTTAATACATCTTGATACCTTACCGCTGAATCTGTAGCTAGATTTTGCTGTATTACAGTACCTATGAGGTCTGTGTTAAACTTGGTAAGTTCTTGACCTGTTGCAGCTGTAAGGCTAGTTAGTAGTCCTGCCTGTTCGTTTGTGAGACCAAGTTTAGTGGTCATGGTACCGAACGCTTTTAATTGCTCCTCACTTAGGTTTGCTGATATTCCTAACTGATCACTTACGGTTGTAATAGCATTTATAAAATCTTCTGATACTAAACCGATTGTTGATCTACTTATTCTAGCTAAATTATTATTTAGTCTTTGTGCTTCTCTTGAAGAGATATTAAGATTTCTTGCAAAATCTGTAGCTCTCTCTGATCCTTTAACAATTCCACCTATTAAATTTGATACAGCAAAAGCGGTTGCTATTTTACCAGCAGCTCCTATTAATTGCTGGGCACCTGCTGCCATATAATCACCTCCTTCTGCGGCTGCTTTAGCTGCAGCTTGAGCTGCATCATCGAATTCTTTAAACAGCGGACCTAATAAAGGAATCCCTCTAAATAGATCTGCCATATCGTTAAAGAATGCTGTTTTTTCGTCTATCTCTTGGAGTTCTTGCTTTACTTCTTTTGCAATATTTAAAAAACCATCAATTTCACCGTTAGCATCTCGAAGGTAACCTAGTCTTTTTTGCTCTAATTTAGAAAGTCCTTCAGTTACTACTTCTTGTTTAGATTCTAACTCTAGTATTTCGGTATCAACACCTCTTTGAATAGACTTAAGATTATCTATTTCTTGATAAATCTTTATTCTTTTCTTTTGTTTGCTAATTTCTTCAGCACCTATCTGCTTTACTTCTTCGGCTAACCTTTTAGCCTTAGCTGTTTCTAAAACAGATTTAGCAATAGTCTCATCAGTTTCAACTTTCTGTTCCTTTGCATTTTCCTTAAGATTATTAGAAATACTAGTAATTACAGTCAAAAATTCTTGAGCTGCTAGATTAAATTCTCTTATTTCTTCTGGTGTTCTTGCCATTTAGATTCTTTTATATAAATAGGAAAGGCTTCTATTTTGAAGCCTTAGTCTTATATGATGGTTTAATATTAGGTTTTAAAACCTTTGGTTTGGTAGATTTATTTTTATTTTGGATTTTATTTACTTCTTCTTGTTGTTTTTCGTAGTATTGTTTAATTTCAGAAAAAGTATACTCTCTTAACCATACAGGCATATTATAAACCGTATGCCAATCATATCCTCCTTGACCATGAAATACTATTTCATGTATTTGTTTAAAAAGAGATTGTTTGTACTTACTGTCCAGGCCAAAAAAAGTTAAGCCCTATAGGTAAAGTGACGTCCTCCTCTACGCCATTAAGTTTAACTGTTAAATCTAGATCTGGTTGAATTCTATTATACTCCTCTCTTAATGCTCTAGCATCTTTTGCTAGTAGGTAGTTGTTTACGAAATCAGTAATTTCAGCTTTATCCGTAGTACCGTTAATAGAAAGAATCATCGCTCTCATACGTAAAGTAACCTCTCTTACTACATCTTTATCTATTTTTTTAAGACCTTCTGCTTCTCTATCTATTGCATCTTCATCTTTGTGAGTAAGTAATCTAAACTCTACTACATTACCTGATGAAGGAAGTGTAAATTTAAATTTATTTTCTCTGTTTGGATAATCAGCCTCGTTTATAGGTTTTGGATCAATAGCTGTTAAATCAACTGTATGTTTTTCTCCTTGATAAGTAATTGTATAGTCCTTTCCGTATGCAAGTATCCTTGCACCAATCATTATAGCATTCTTATCTCCTATAAGAAGATCATTAAAATTAATGTTTGGTGTAACTACCATTGATTGTAGTAACTTATCTATTACAGTTCCATTTGCAATATAGTTTCTATTGGTAAGAATATCTTCTTCTTTAGCAGTCATGTGTTTTAACTCGATTTCCCCTTTTGATAATGGAGAATCTTCAGGATATAGTAATCCTTTTGAAGGAAGTTCTAAAGTTTCTGTTGGTAAATTAAATTTTGTGCTCATAAATAACTTTTAAGTATAACTTGTCTTAATATAAATATACGAATAAATTTTTTTGGAAACAACAAAAAACCCGACTAATTGCCGGGTTTCTTAAATACTATGTAGGGTAGCGGTTAGTAATTTAATATACAGTAGTCCATTGAAATACTTAATGTAATATCAACTTGATCACTACTTGACCAATCTAAATCTCCAAAGTTTGCATTATTAATGAAAGCTCCTACGATTACCCATTCTCCTACTATATCTCCTACTGGTCCTAAATGTTGTAGAGTTAACTGTTTTTTATAAAAATCTTGGTAACCAGCTCTACCAGTTACTGATTCGTATGACAATCTAGCCCAGTCCATCACTTGCTGTGCCCCTGATGGTGAAATTGGATCGTATAGAGTCATAGACATATCAGCCCATTCTCTTTTACCTCTTATTTTCTGGTAAGAGTTGATGTGATGTAAAGTAATTACCTCATCAGTAAACTCTGGTGTTGATATAGCTCTTACCATAAAAGATTCTATACCTTCCATTAATAGTAAAAATCTATTTTGTACTTTTGGTTCAAATGCTTGGACGTTAATTTCTCCGGGATTTAATATTGCCATTTTATTTCTCTTTTATTATAAATATCTTTAATTTAAATTATGCTCCAAATGTTGCTCCTGTTGGTTCAACAACAAAGTCTAGAATAATAAATTCTGCTGTCTTAGCTGGCTGTATAAATATCTGACCCACTAATTGATTTCTATCTACTACATCTGCTGTATTATTACTATCATCCATTACTACTTTGAAAGCGTAAAGACCTTGTCTCTGTACTACTGAGTTAAGGTATGGATTAACAGATGCTAAGAATTTGTTTCTTGTAGCAATTGTGTTTTGTTCGAATACTAAATTAGTTGCTTGATCTCCAACAAATTTCTTAAGATCAATTAATAGTCTTCTTACATTTACTCTATCTAAAGCACTTGCTTTAGTCTGTAATGTCTTTTGTCCAAAGATTGCAATACCTGTTCCTGGGAATGTAGCAATTGGGTTAACTTTACTACTGTATAAAGTATCTCTATCGTTTCTTGATAGTTTTCTTTCTGCTTGAATTACTCCTGGAATTCCACCTCTAACAAGTCCTGCTGGTGCAAACCATGGTGCTGCTGCTCCATCTGTAAATGCATATACACCTGGAATAAATACTGATGCTGGTGCCCAAACATTTTTACCTGTAGCTGACTGTGTTTGTAACCAAGGCCAGTAAGTAGCTCCATAAGAACTATTTAATAAGTCTGCTTGACCAGTTACGTTAGTAAGTGTTGCTCCGTATGCGAATGTATCTACAACTGCAATACAATCTCCTCTTGTTTCAGCTAATGAAATTACTGTGTCTAATCTTGCACTGTGTAGATTATAAGTTAAACCTGGTGTTGATATTACATTAAATCTATAAGCGTCAGTATTCTCTAATAATGTAATAGCATCAGAATAATCAGTATTTGCTAATCCTTGAGTCTGTGTGCTAATGTTGTGGTACATATTAGCTCCTGCTGCTACATCTCCTGTTGCTCCAACAAACGATCCAGATTGTACTGTTGGTAATGAACCAGTTGCAGATGTTTCTCTGATCAGTCCGTTGTTGCCAATGTAGTTAAGAGTGTTTCTAGATACTGAAGCTACTCTAATATAGTTTGAACTATTTGCATATGATCCTGTTGTGTCAACATATAATACACCTGCTCCGTCTGTCTGCTTTGTTAATACTTGATCACCAATAACTTTTGAAATGTAGTTATCAGAATTTGGATCTAATGTTAAGTTATTGAATGTTTCAAGGACTACTTTATTTTTTGAGTTATCATCTCCTCTTCTTACCGAAAGTGTAAATGTTCCTTTTGCATTACTTACATTTGAAATCTCCCATCTAAGGTTATCTGTTGAACCAGAAATTAACGAACCATCGCTGTTTTCATTTACTGAACCAGTATATGCTCCAGATGCTGATGCGTTGTTCATTAAAACTCCCTGTCCTAATGTTTCAATTGTAAATGGAGCTGATCCACTTGTTGCTACTACGTCTGTTGCTGTAGCTCTAGTATATGCTCCTGATACTACTCTAGTAACTAGACAAGAATCACCTCCTTGTTGGAAGTAAGACTTAACTGCCATAGATGTGAGAAATTCGTGGTTATCTGAACCAGATTCGAATGTGTCTCCAAATCTTCTTACGTAATCGTTATATGAGGTTACAACAGTTGGAATTTCTACTGGTCCTTTTACAGTAGGTCCTATAATTGCTGCTCCTGCTTCTACTGGTGCTGGTGTGATGAAAGAGATATCGTTTTCTCTTTGAAAAACACCTGGTGAGACTATTGTTTCTGCCATTTTCGGTAAAGTTTATAATATTGTCTTATATAAATATATGTAAATAATCGAAACCACTCTATGTGTGTGGTGTTCGTCTACATATATAAATAGAGTATAATTTAGTGAAAATTTTACTGCAAAGGAGTAAATATCCCTGATTGTATATCTATAGATCCTTTTCCGTATTTTTCTTCTAATCCTTTTGCAATTTGAGTTTCTAATTCTAAAGTTTTGCTATAAAAATCATCTAACTTATCTTGTCTAATTTTAAGATTCATCTTATGCATTCCTATATCAGATATTTCATTTTTGATAGCTTGTTTACGGTCCTTTATAGATTCTATAGCTTTTAATTCTCGTTCTGTTAATTTTATAGTCTTACTCATATAAGTTAATATAAATTTTTAGAAAAATACTTTTATATTCTTCTGATAATAATTTAAAATTTGTTTCTTGAAATAGTTGTTCCTTATCCACATATAGCTTATCCTCTAAAAATAATTTGTAGGTATCAGAAGGTAGTATATTTTTCTCTAGCAAAATATCTATAAGTTCAATTTTTTCGTAAAACTTTTTTTCTGAAAGTTGAAATAATCTTTCTTCTTTAGTGTCTTTAAAAAAGAACTTTAAAATATTTGCAATTATAACACCAGCATCATCTTTTGGGTAATCAGAAAAATAATGCATAAAGAAAGATTCTATTTCTATTCTTTGACTTATTTCTTCTATGTTAGTTAAGGGTTTAGAATCAAATAAATTTATAGGGTTATAACTCTTGTTATACTTATCAGAAATTAATTTTGCTAAAATATTATTACTCTCACAAGTATGAGCTCCGTCTAAAAATCTTGAATAATTATTTGTAAGGTATCCTAAATCTATATAATAGAAGTTTAGAAGTTTAATATCTAAATCTGATAGGGCTGTAATGATCTCTTTATGGCTAAATGTTAAAGGGATAATAACAACTGTAAGGTTGAGTTTAGGAGAAATTTTTTTTATAATTTCTTCACTCTCTTTAAAAATATTAGATAATTTTTTAAAATGCTCTTCTTTAAATTCATTAGGTGTGATTGATTCCTCTAATTTATTAATATTTCTTATATCTCCATCTCTAATTACATAGAATACTTCACCTTCTACATTCTTAAACTTAGACTGAATTTTTTCTTTTTTTAACCATCCTAACATATTGCTGGGGCAAGCACCAGGAAATCCAAAATTAAAACTATTAAAGTCGCTACTATATTTCTGGAATAAAAATGGCAATGTTTGATTATCATTTAACCCTTCTCCAAATGTTTGTGAATCTCCAAAAAATAAACTATACTTCTTATTAGGTGAGGTGTTTTCAGGTGTATACCTTAATCCGTTTTCATCAAAGTTGTAAGTAGCTTCATAAACTAACGCACCTGGGTATGTTAGGCTATTATTAGATTTTGTCCTATTAATAGTAGCTTTGGAATTAGGTACACCCATCCAGTCGATATCTCCTCCTACCTTCAGTTTCCAGTACATCGTATCGGTACCACCATCTATGAACTGATTGTTTTGTTCTATAAAACCTTTTGTACTTTTACTCATCTAGTATTACCGTAATGAATAACCATTATATTCCTATCGGTTACAAAAGATCTCCATGGATCTATTACTACTGAACCTTCTGGGAAATCATAGTCGTGGTGTTTACCCATATGTCCTAATAGGTATACAGCTTTAAATGGTTCAATTGGGTCATAAGTAACTTTAAACCTATTACCGTATGCGGATTGACAGTAATGTCCTACAAGTATAGAAGAAGAACCGTCCTCGTATTCTACATCTGGTTTATATGCTTTACCTAATATTACTAAAGGTAGGCCTGTTTTGTATGATTCCATTACCATCTTAAGAGCTAAATTTTTAGCTTGTATTTCTCTTGCTTTCATTATAGCATCAAATAAATCATAACCTAAACCTAATTCTTCAGCCATATACCTTAATGCAATATTATCTCTTGGATGACATCCCCCTCCATCTCCCATACCTGCTTTCATATACGCTTTACCTAATATACGGTGTGTTGATCTTTCCAAAGCACCAGTAACTATATCAACATTCATATTACCGTTTTTCTCTGCTACATCTTGTATCATGTTGACTAATGCTACTTTAGTTGATATAAACGTATTGTAAAATATTTTAATTCCTTCTGCTTCATCCCAAGTTCCTACTTCATATCGAGTGCCTTCAGTTATAAACGTTCTATAGAAATCTAATAGTAATTTAGCATCTCCTGTCATAGAACCGTCTTCAGTTCCTATAATTACCATTTCTGGATTAACCATATCCCATTTTACAGTCCCCATTGCAATTAAGTAGGGATTGTATATAAATCTACCATTTGATATCTTATCTATAAACTCTCTTCTTATGGTTCCAGGAAGCACAGTTGATATTAGTACTACCAGTTGATCTTTATTAACGTACTTGTTTACTTCATCTAATACGTTATTAACTATACTATAATCAAAATCTTTATTCGGTAAATGTGAGGTAGGGTATCTACCGTCGTAGTCTGGGTGGTGAGGTGTTGGTACAGCAATAAAGATCATTTCTCTATCTTTACAGGCTTCCTCTATGGTACCTACCATATTAAAATTTTCAGGGGATATTTCTGTAATATCGTATCCTATAACGTCATGTTTTTCTGCCATTACTTCAGCAGCTTCTTTTCCGAGTTTTCCAACTCCTATAAACCCTATATTCATATTAACTTGCTTTTATTCTAATAAATATTATGAATTTCTATTTATTAAATTTATAACTTTTTGATATCTTGAACTGTTAATCTTAAAAATTTTTTGTAGCTGTAATTTATTTTTGACTAATCTAGGATATAAATCTTTATACATGTCTAGTAAATTAGTACTAGAATACTTTTTTAAGTTATTAATTACCCATTCAATCCTGTTATATACCCAAGGATGCTCATAACCTGTTCCGAATATATCATCAAAAGTATCTATACCGTAATCTTTAAGATAAGAATAAATTTTATAATCACCAACTATCATAAAAGGTCTTAACCCTAATATAGGTTTCCATGTTTTTTCACTAATAAATGTATGAGTGTGGGTAGTAGTTTCTGTAACTATATTAATAAGGGTATTATTCCAATTAGCTAGACCTCCTATAGAACTTATATCGTTAGGTATATCACCAAATTTATAATCAGTAGCTCTATTACCATCTACTTCATCTACATCTACATTTAAATTTAGTTGAGGTATATTATTTTTTAAATCACCGCCAAGAGATACTAATCCGTATTCGAATAAACCTTCTTCTTTTAATCTATCTATTAATTCAACTCTATGTGGATGTCTTTTTCTATTAAGACATATATAAAGATATTTAGGATTATTTAGTTCAATCTGCTCAATAGGATAGGATTTATAATATTTTTCGATAAAAAACAGCCAGAAGCTAAAATACCCTATACCGTCACTGTTACCTATGTAAAGTGTGTTTTTAATATGTTTATTAATAAAGTTATGAAAGTCTTTTTGACACACAGTATTTTCCCAGTCCATACCGCTATATACGATAGCTCGGGATGGTTTTTGTTTAATTAACTCTATTAGTGTATCATCTACTTCACCCCATATTGAATTAATAAATAAATCTGTGGGGGAGCAAAAAGAAGTTAGTTCCTTTATATATTTTAATTCAAGATTATCTATTATACCTTTTCTCTCTATGTAATTCTTAAAAAGAGAGCTATAGTATACTAATTTAGTCATTTTTCTATATTAAGTGATTTGCATTTCCATGCTTTAACAGCCAGTTAACAACTTTTTTATATTCATGTTGACCGTTTCTTTTTTCAAAGGTATTTAAATTATGAATTAATTTATCTTGAAATGTCTTACTGGTGTAAATGTCATCTAAAATTTTAGTATCTATATTACAAAATTTCTCTACTTCCGTTATTATTTTATTTATCCTAGTACTGCAGTCTCCTATTTCATCATAACTTTCATCAAATAATTCAGGAAAAGTAGCATAACCGTCATTTCTTAAATGTTTTAATATACCAGGTCCTCCTACATTAATGAAAGGATGCAGATTGTAAATAGGTTGATATGTTTTTTCACTAATAAATAAAACACCCTTGTTGTAATCGTCTACTACGGTCTCTGTTACAAGAGAAGCATAACTGTCTCTATATAGCTTATTATTATTATATACCTGGTGAGTTCTGTCGGTTGCCTCCTCACTGGTAATATCTAAGATATAGGGTTCATTTTTTATGAATTCTAAAAATGAGTTTAAAAATTTTTCATTTATTTTTCCATGATTGTATTTAGAGAAAGCATATTCTATATGTTCATCATAATTCCATTTAGCATGATTTAGCCAAGAAAAATAGAACTTATCTAAAAGCTGTTTATTATAAAAAGCACTTGCTAGGTACATTCTACAAGGACGAGCTACTCCATTTTTACATAGAAATTTTTTTTTCTTATTTAAAGTAACTTCTAAAGAAGGTGAAAGATTTTGACTTATAAAATCCCAAGATGCTACCCCTTCAAAGAGGTTTAATCCAAGAATATTGCTATCGGGAATATTAAACTTTACATCAGTTAATTCTAGAGTTCTTTTCACATTAATATCCCCGAATATAAAAAATATTTTTTTACCATCAATACTATAATTACTAACTAAAGAATTTATATAATTTATAAGTAAATGACTCTTAAAATTTAGGTCAAATCCTTCCCATACAAAGTTTATTAACAGTTTTAACCTGTCTTGAGGATCTTGTAACCGAATTAAAGCCTCTAAGCTGATATGTTCGATGAATCCAGGGCTGGTTTCTCCAAAAGCTATTTCAGCCCATGATGGCGATACAGCATAATAGCTATCAGTATCTTTATCGGTTGACTCTAAAGTTTGCTCTTTAAAACTTTGAGGATAGTGGCTAAGGATACCGCGTAATGTATCGTATGTAAACACGCCTTCAGATTTACTGGCATTAGAAGTTTTTAATTTGTCGTATACTAATCTTATCATTTCATTAAAAATAGTTTTTTTATTCTATAAATTCAGAAGTTACGTACCCAAATACTTCGAAAAATTTTTCTTTTCTAATTTTATCTAATCTATCTGTAATGCTTTTACATTCCGACATTTCTTTATGATTATAGTCTTTACTTACACTTCTTCTATAGACTGTGTTTAATTTACTTATTAGATCTTCTATAACGCGATTACTTACCTCTGTTTTTCTTAATTCAGATTCAAACCCTTCTAATCTTTCTTTGAATTTTACTTTAAATTTATTAGGTAGAAATGCTGAGTCGTAGTGCGGGGGATAGTCTATTGGGCTAAAAAATAATGTCCTTGTTCCTTTGTCTAACTCTTTATCTATAAAATCTCTTTTTATAAAATCTAACACCATATCAAACAAGTGTAAGTAATTTAAAGCTCCATAAGTAATAGCATATGCATAATCGGTGTGTTGTATTCCTGAATTTTTATAATCTGATACATTCTGTTCAAATACTTTATCGTCATATCCTTTTCTTACATATTCGCCAATCTTACCTACTCCGTCTATACTTATGTATAACTCTAAATTAGGAAATTTTTCCCAGTATTCAAAGATATGTTTACCCTTAAATGACATTTTTGAAAAATTAGTAGAGTACCTTATATTTACATCTGTTCTTCCTAATTCTATAAGCTTATCTAGTATTTGATAATGTTCTGGCATCATTAGTGGTTCACCTCCTGCAAAATAAATTTCATCTACACAGTCATAATGTGGTTCTAACATATCCATAAAAGAAGATTTATCATTTATATTAATTAGAGCCTTTTCTGGTGTCTGCCCTAACGCCACAGCATCAGAGTACCAAGAAGAGCTTAATCCGAATCCGCAACTCCTACATTTAAAATTACAAAAATTAGATATACGAATATCCCATAAGTGTAAATTCATAATATTTAAATTACCGTCCTTATCTGTGCTGTCAATATAGTTGATTTTATCCCAATGTTCTTTGTTTATTCTCTGTCTGTAGGATATATCCCCGGTATCCTCTAAATGGTAACATCTTTTACAGGAACTTATTTTTTCACCTTTTAGCATCCCAGTTCTGGTTTGTTTCATTTTTTCATTATTCCATATCTGTTCTAAGCTTTCATTATTTATATTACCTACAGGGTCTCCTGAGTTCCATAGGCAGCAAGGGAAAGTTTTACCATCAGGCCATGTGTGTATAGACAGCCAAGGTGCTATACAAAAGGTATTAGATTTCTTTAAATGTTCTTTTTTATATTCCATGTAGACTATGTACTACTCTTTTATCGTTATATGAATCTAGTAATTTAATTTCTTTTACAAGCTTATTATAGTTAGTATGTGATTCATCCCATACAGCTTTTTTAGTAAACTCCTCCTCTGATAGTACACCCCAATTTAATATCTTATAATACTGTATTGTAATATTTTTTTGATTTTTAAATATACCTTTCATAAGTTTGTAAAAAGTAACTATTTCTTTATAGTTATCATTCTGAATAACAAAAGACAGGGTTATACTGTTTACTTGTGTTAATGTATCTATAAATTTAAGATTTTTTATTAAAAGATCCCATTTCCCTCCTTTTCTAACTTTATGATAAGTTTCAGCTTTTGCTGCATCAATCGAAATTTCTGCTGATTTTATATAAGGGTGTGCTAATTTAATTTTTTTCCAATTTAGTTCATTCCATAACATACCATTTGTATGTAAATGTATATTATTCATCTTTGGGTATTTTTCTCTATCAAAATTAACTAACCATTCAAACAATGCTTCGCTATAAAACGGATCACCATAACCAGACATTGATATGAACTCTAACGAATTACCGTATGATTTTTCGACATCTGTTAGAATATGTCTGGATTTATTAGTTATATAGTCTTCGTTTTTGATAAAATTAGTTCTACATGATGGACATGCTAAATTACATGCACTATCAAATACTACTTTCATAGAACTTGGTAACTTTTGTTTAGTTAATTTTTCTACTAATTCGTCTGTTTTCAACTTAATAGGACCAGATGGTCTGTCTCTGTGGGCTACTTCGTTTAAATGAGGGCATTTATCTGTCGAACAATATTTAAAAGAACCATCTAACATAGACTGTCTTGCTGATATTGCTTTATCACTATTCCAATTATCGTGTAGAGTTCCTTTTGTATTTATATTTAGAGACATCCATTCATTACAGCACATATGTTGACTGTTAACGGTTAGTTCCGTATAATTAAAAGGATTAGTACAGATATATTTACTAAAATCTTTCATACTATTTATTCACTATTGAGATAAAATTTCCATTCTGGTAAATACTTTTCTAGTTCTACTCCTCTCTGTTTATCTAATGCACGGTAGAAACTAACTGCTTTTGATAAACCATTACTTTTTTCTGAATAGAATTCGTATTCTAATTCGTTGTGTAATCTTTTAGGTAGCCTACTTTGTTTAATAATTTTTTGTTTAATTTTTTCAGGTAAATTTACTATACTTTGAAATTTAGGAAACCTTAAATAGTTAAACATACATTTTTTATTATACTTATCCAAAAAATACTGATATATGTTGGTCATGTTATAGACGTTTAATAAGTTAACTGTTGGTATTATATCATAATGTATGTTATTAGATTTTAAAAGTTTAATTCCATCCTCGACTTTATCGAAAGTTAATGGAAATCTAGCATAGTGAAATCTATCTAAAATATCGTCTAAAGATAGAGTAATCTTAACAAATTTAAACTGCTGCCATAAAGTTATTATTTTATTCGTAATTAAAGAACCATTAGTATGGTATTCTAACTCTATATCTTTAGTAATTCCTAAAGTTACTAATTTGTTTAAAAACTTTAAATGTTCTTTAATTAATAAAGGCTCGCCACCGTTAAACCAGATGTACTTTATTTGATCACTTTTTTCTAATAAACTATCATAAAAATCGTTATCCCTAAACCAGGTATTATTAAGTATTGCTTTTTTATAATCTCCATCTATAGCTTGAATTTCATCTGTGATATCCTCATTCCATTTTGAACTTGCAAAGGGATGACAAATAACACATTTTGCATTACATATATTACCTAATCTTAATTCAATAGACTCTAATGGTAGGGACTTATACTTATCTATATCGTTATAATCAACATTATGTTTAGAATTTTCTCTTGTTCTTTTTGAATCTAAACCAGCTGCCTCTCTGTCATAACAGAAATTACATGAATCATTCAATCTACCGTTTAGCATATCATTTCTCAATGATGTAAAGTTTTCACTGTTACGTATTTCTCCTAAAGTAGCTACACCAAGTTGTAAGTTTTCACTTCCATTAGATGACCATAGTTTAGATTCACAACATGGGGTAACTTTACCATTAGGGTGTGTTGCTAAGTGAACGAAAGGAAGTATACAAAAAGATTTATTCGACATATTGGTAAATATTTTTATAGTGCTCTTTTAAAAGTTCTATACTGTTATCGTTCCTATATTGATCTAAAAGTAAAAGTTTTTTTATAGTTTTTTCAAACATTTCATCATTTATACTCTTACTATTCATAAAATTTATTAATCCTTCTATATCTTTCTTATTATTTTGCCAATTGTAAGTAGATAGATTCTTAATAATTTCTTCTTTAAGTCCTGTTGGAATATTCCATAAACTCATAAAACTTGGTGCGTGTACTAAATTATACCAAATTTTAAATCCTGGTGTGTTTTTTCTTACCCAGGTTGTCATTTCAGGTAAAGTTATAACATTAATCCACGATATCGTAAATGTGTAATTTAAATAGATATTAGAGTAGTTAGAGATCCTATGAAAATTATGAAACATTATAAGGTTTTCTTTAACTTTATCCCAGTCTCCATTTTTTCTAAGGTATTCAAACATTCTTCCGGTGCCATCAATACTTAACGCTATACCAATGGTTTTAAAATTTTTAGCTAACTTATGTAGTAATTTTTCTTTAAAAAAAGTACCGTTTGTAGACATAGTTAAGTCTATATTTTTGGAATATCCTTTTTCTATAAGTCTATCCCATACTTTCTCCCAAACGTTAGTGTAGAATGGTTCACCTCCTACTACCTCCATTCTTTTAACATTAGCACCCCAAGTATCAATATCCTTTAAAAATACACTCTCTTGATCACCAGATTGGCCATAAGGCATTTCATAGTCCCTCTGATGTAGTTCTTTTTTGTCTTCTTCGGTCATCTTATTTACTTCTGTTAACCACCCGGTACTATGGGAAGAACTACAAGATCTGCATTTCAAGTTGCAGGCATTAGTTAGAATTAACTGGTAATCTAAAGGGTACTCTGGTAAGCTGTTAAAGTCTAGTATATTTCTATGAATATCTATGTAGTTAAGTCTCTTACTTGTATATCCATTTTCTTCGTCAGTCCAGCAAGTAGAGCACCCAGAAGGTTTTTCTCCTCTTTTGAATTGACTTCGAAGTTTTTTCATATAATCACTATGAAAAATATCTTTTACAGAAGAGTTTTGTATATAAAAAATATTATCGTTTTTATCTTTAATATTTTCTTTATATATACAGCAAGGCCTAACTGACCCATCAGGATCATTAGAAAAACCAACCCACGGTAAAGGACATGCATACTTCATATTAAAAATATTGTTTCCATTCTGGTAAAAAATCTCCTATCTCAACTTTACGGTGTTTATCTAACATATTAATAAACCTATAGAATCTTGCACTATCTTGATTCTCTAACGGTCTATAAAGCTCACCTGATAGTTTTGCTATTTCTTCTTCTGAGAGGGAATCAATGTTGTCAAGTATTTGTTTTTTCATATCATCCGGTATTAAATTTACTTGTAGATGATTTGGATAATGTACGTAATTATGAGCAATATGTAAATCATTATCTAGAGTAAACTTTTTAAAGTTATTAATATTAAAAACATTTAATGCACTAACTGTTTGACAAACCTCTAAGTGAAACACATCTTTATATTTTAAAATCTTATTAAAAGACTTCATAATTTGATTCCAATCAGAAGGAAATCTAACATAGTAATTTCTCTCTTCTAGATCATCTATAGATAAATGTATTCTTATATTCCTAAAATTTTTCCATATCTCTATAAATTTATCTGGGAATTGAGTACAGTTTAAGCTATAATGTAAGTCTACGTTTTTACTAGTTCCATCCTTTATAAATTTTTCAAGAAAATACCCATGTTCCTTAATCATTGTAGGTTCTCCTCCATTTATCCATATTTCTT